TTAACATCCAATTAATTCTAAAATTGTATTTCTTCCAGCAATTCCATCCACTTTCAATCCTCTATCTGCTTGGAATTGTTTTACAGCTTTTTCTAAACCATCGCCGAAAATACCTGGGCATTCAACACCATTTACATCATAACCTCTACACATTAAGGCAATTTCTACAGCAGTTACTAAATATTGCTTTTCTCCTTTTTTGACATAGTGTTTTCCTAAAGCTGATTTGCTATTCTTACCAAAATCGCCATCTTCTGCTAATGATTTTTTGTAATCTAAATTAATCGCATGTTGAAAACAACGAGCAATGTTTGCTTGTGTTTTTGGACCTCTTGCACCATCAACCGCAATTGAATGACCTGTGAAATTAATAGAATGTTGTTGACCTCTAGAAACAACACTATCTTTATTAGGATTTACTGCAGGTGCTGGAACAGTAGTTGCTGTTGAAGTCCCTAGATTTCCAACTGTTGAATTAACGATATTGTTTTTAAAGTTTTGCCAAACAGCATCATCTAACAGTCCATTACAATTAGGACATAATTTACCATTAACGTCATAGTGACGGTAAACGTGATCGATATCAATGTTGTATTTTTTCATCAATGCACGTGCTAACGCATAAGTATTAGCAAGAGTTTCATCACAAATATGAACTGTTCCATCTTTGTGATTATCACACATTTCAATCGAAATTGAGTTTGTATTTGTGATTACTTTATACATTGGATGATGATTTGATTGACATTTACCACCTACAGCATATGCTACGTAATCATCAGGAACTGATTGAGTTACTGAATTATCATCGACAAAGTAATGTGCAGATGCTTTTACTACATTGTTTGCAAAGTATTTTCCATTTGCTTCATCACTATCACCATCATTGCTTGTATAATGAATAATTAAATATTTGATTTTTGATAAATCTCTTTGTGCCCCATAATTAGCACTATTTGCTAAATTTTGTTTTAATTCATATGTCATATTTCATTACCTCCTATAATTCAACATTTTCAATAACTGCTCTAGCTTCTAAAACAACCATATAATCTTTCATAGCTTTTAATTGCAAATCATATGTGCTTCTAGGACAAGTTGGTTTAAAAGTTAATTGACCAGCATCCCATTTTTCAATCATTCTATTTAAGCCATTATATCTAATAATAAGTTGCTCATATTCAGCTTTAAATCTCTCTTTGTAATCGCCACTAATCATGCCAATAGCTGTTTTAGGTAATGCATTTACATCATATTCTCTATAAGAATCATCAAATGGCTTTTTAGGAGACCAGCTTTCATAATCGTTAGAATACTTAACTAAATATCCTTCATCATTAGGGTTTTCGTCTTTTGGGATGGTCCATCCACGATATTTATTATAATCTCCTCTTGTCATTGGTTTTGCTTCAATTAATTTAACTCCTACATATTGTTTCATTATTATTCTCCTCCTAATATAAAAGAGAGCTATTCGCTCTCTTCATCATCTTTATTCAATTGTTCTAAAGCGTTTCTAATCTTGTTTGGAATAGGAATACCAATATTTCCAACATTTTCTAATAATGAAATACCCTCATTCGCAATATAGAAATAACATACAAGTGTTCTAAATGCCCATGTACCAGTTCCTAAAATGCGATCAAGCATGACTCCGATAATTAAAACAACTAGAATCATACACTTTTTAACAAGCCCTTTAAATCCTACTTCACTACTTAATTGACCTATTAAATATGCATGTAGTACACCAGTTAAATAATCTAAAACCATAAACACAATTAAAACTTGTAAGGCTAAATCCCAACTTCCAAATAAGTACGTAAAAAAAGTAGCGAGTATCGCTACAATTCCATTAAAATATTTTTCCATAATTTTCATATTCCTCACCTTTTTATTCTTCCAACATATATTCAATAGACATAAGTTCTCTTGGAGATAAATCAGCTTTTTCAACATCATCAAGAGATAGCTTTTTAATATCTACTTTAACTTCTTCATTTTGAAGTTTTTTAATTTCTTTTTCTAAAGCTTCTAATTTATCAGATGGAACATCGTATTGGTTAGTGTCTTTATCAATGATTGGTTTACCGTTTTCATCTTTATTAGCGAATTCTTCTAATAATTTCGTACGAACATCATCAAATACTTTAACTTCGCCTTCAATAGCTTTGATGTTTTTTCCAATACGAAAAGCCACAACACTAGACATTCCATGAGCATTATTTAATTTATTAAGAGCTTCCATGCTGTCTAAAATATCTTTAATCACCATTTGAGACACCTTCTAACATTTTTTCTTGTTGATCAAATGCACTATCTTCAAACTCAGCTTCAATTCTTCGAATCTCAACTTTATTTGCTTTGTAAAGTTCCATATTTTGAATATAATCTGTACTGAACGAAATATTATTCGTATTAGAATCAATAGTAGCTGATAATGTTTTGATTAAGTTATCATCCACATAAATTTCTTTTCTCATTGTGAGATTTTTAGTTTCTTTAACTGTTAAAGCCATTCTAGTTTCCTCCTATAATCTTTTCTAGTTTTTCTATTTTGATTTGTTGTTCTTGAACCAAAGCTACTAATGGAGCAAGTAATTCTTCATACTTCATTCCCCAACGTAAATATTTGTCATCCATTTTTTCGCCATAGTAAGGTTCCTCAATATCTGAATCTTCTCGAATCTTCCATGCTTCTACTAATGACAAATCGCCAAGTTCAAGATTGTTAATTAATTTATAAACAGGTTGAGCTCCAAACCCCATATGAATTCTTTTACCGCCAGCACCTTTAGCGTTTAATCGATAAGCAATTGGTTTAAGCCCCATAATGAAGTCTCTCGCTTTGAAATCGTAATCATCAATAACATCTTTTTGTTTCATATCGGATGTTGAAACACTTCCGCTTGTTGAATATACAGTCGACCATCTACAGTTTGACGTGCCTAAATATGCTCCTCCATCATAACCCGGTCTAAACGAGTTCATACCATTCGAATGACGTAAGAAATGGTATTCACACCCCCAACCTGTAGTATTAGCATAAATGTTCAATCTGAATCTATAGTTATTTGAATCGGTTGTTGTCCAAAGCATAGTTTCTCCGCCATTTATGTCCATATGTAAACTAGTATTCCATCCCATATAGACATTTTGAGTATCCAATCTTACAGTTCCGTATAATGTTACATTACTAGCATTTATCGACACAGCGCTTCCTGCCGCTAGAGTAGCATTGTTCTTACCGTATAAATAAATTGCTCCGGCTTCATCTAACATATGAAATGTTGTTGATCCATCATGACCAATCCATCCTTTACGTTTTCCATTTTGAGCGTCATACCAACCAATCCATTCGTCACCTGAAAAATATTGCTTACCAGCCCATCCGCCAGTTGCTTGAAGATACCCTCTAAAAGTACCCAAATACGAGTCAGCGGAAACATCTCCTGTGCTAATTGAACTACTATAAATTGTCGTGGCTTTATCACTATACCTAGTCGAATAAACAACAATAGAACCAGGAGTCAATAAAGTATAACCTGTTGTTCCAGTCATATCTGACGGTCCCTCTTGTTCGGATTGTCCGTTAATGGTTGCGTCATATGTCAATTTAATAAGACCTTTTGACATAATTTCCGTCGAATCTCTTCTAAAAATCAAGTCACCGGATCCTTCCCCTTCAATCCATCCGTATTTGTGATATTGATTAATACCACTCGCTGTGAGGTTTCCATCGTTAATTGTAATTCCACCGATAGTTCCGCCTGTCGAAGTTATTTTACCAGAACTGTCCCATTTCAAATATTTACTGTCAAATGAACCATTTGATAAATTTAAGAATGAGCCAGCTGAGTTTGCTACATAGTTTTTAGATTTAATTGCATCTACTGCTATCTTATCTGCTGTGATGGATCTAGTCCAAAGCTTGCCGCCATTGATATAAGTCTTATCGGCATCAGAACCCCATGAATCTAAAATATTCAATTGGTTTTGGATTGTAGAGTTCAAACCGTTAAATTCGACCAACCCATTTAAATTAATATATTCAGATACTAAACTTGCTGTTCTGTCAGTTAATAGAAAATCACTTTCACTAGTTCCAGACTTAACTAACCAACTAAATCTATCAGAAGCTTGAGTTGCTTTGGTAATAGCTTCATTAGATACAGAGTCAATTGTATCAACTCTAGATACAATGCTGTCGATTTTATCGGATTCGATTTTGATTGCAGCATCAGTTTCAATCTTAGAGTAATAATTATTTTTTAACTGATCACCAACTTCATCAACTTTTTGAGCAGTCAACGAAATACTTTTCGCATTTTGATTAATGTTTGTTTCAGCAGTTTCAATTCGTTTTGTCAAGGCCGCAACCGTTTCCTGAGCCTTTTGTGCGGTTGACTTTGCAATCTCAGCTGCGGTAGATGCACCTTCAGCTTTCGTCTTTGCATCATCAGCAACCTGTTGAGCATCGTCCGCGGCACTTTGAGCATTATCGGCAGCTGTTTGAGCATTCTTAGCTGCAGTTTGTGCATCATTGGCATCTTGAAGAGCTTTTGACACATTCTTTTCAGCTTCAGTTACTGCATTTTGGGCCGCTTGAACTTGTTCTTTTGTCGCGTTGACATCAGCAGTAACATTTTTTAAATTTTCTTTAGCAGCAGACAAATCTGACTCTGCAGACTGTAATCTGTTGTTCGCACTTTCAGCTGTAGCTTTTGCTTCGTTTGCTTTTTGTTGGGCATCAGTAGCATTAACACTTGCCAAATCAGCTGAAGCTTGAGCGCTATTGGCAGCGGTTTTAGCATCATTTGCTTTTTGTTGAGCTTCATTGGCTGCCGTTTGAGCGTCTTCAGCAGCTTTACGAGCAGCAGTAATCTTTTCTTGGGCATCGGTCGTATCATTTTCAAGTTTAGCTATTTTATTAACTTGACTTGTTAAAACTTCAGCATTTTGAGTAATTTGACTTTGAAGTCTTCCTTCAATCTCAGTCACATCACTTTTACCGGCATATGTCTTTTCAATGTTTGTAGACAACTCGGTTGCACTTTTAGTAATTTCAGCTTTAAGACATGCTTCAGTTTCACTTAGATCAGTCTTTTTAGCATAGCTCATTTCAAGAGTTTCTTTTGTCTCTTGTAAGTCACCACTAAGACCATCTAAAGTTTCTTTTGTCTTTTCAGCTTGAGACGCCATTTCATCAAGTGTTTTAGTTGTCGATGTAATGTCTTTTTGTAAATTATTGATATTTTCTTTAGCTTTTTTAATATCTTCCTGTGCCGAGTCAACTCTATTTAACGCATCAGAAGCACTGGCTTTAGCTTCGTTAGCGGCAGTCTTTGCTTCATTAGCGGCAGTCTTTGCTTCATTTGATTGATTAATAGCTGTATTCGAATTAGTTATAGCTTCAGCAGCACTTGTCTTCGCATCATCCGCTTTCTTACTTGCATTGGTTGCAGTAGTGCTTGCTTCATTAGCCTTTGTTAGAGCCGACTTAGCTAACTGTTGAGTCTTGTAAGTTTGTTCTCTTTGCTTAACTACATAATCTTTAAACTGTTCAGCCATCATTTTGACTTTTTCGCTGATTCCACCTGATTTGATCAAGAAATCTCCTAATGTTGCTGTTGCAGTTTTATCACAAGATGAGGTTTCTAATTTCAAGACCCTTGCGCTTAGATAAAGTTCACCATTTTCATCAATAATGTTGATGGTATCTCCAATTCGAACATTATCAGGAAGTATAGCAATATCTACTTCATAGTTGTAAATGATATCGTAGTATTTCTTTAAATAAGAAATCGATCTGTTGCATAATTCTGATTGGCTTGTTGTATCGTAAGTATAATATTTAACGATATGACCGCCATAACTTCCATAAGTTTCCCATTGGTATCGACTCCATTTTGATAATGCAGTTCTAGAAGCTACCCATCCTAATTCATTGACATAGATATCTCCATCGTCATATTTATAACCAGCTAATGTTATCGGATATTCAGAACCTTCAGGAGTTCCACCGCTTGGAATCAAGCAAGTAGTTAAATCTGAAATGGAACTTTTGACGATGATATTATCAATGTCCGTATTCAAACGTAATTGAGCAACATTCTCGTTACCACGTTTCTTATAGATGTTGATATACTTATGAGTAATAGTCATATTCTTGACAGTAAAACTGAATCCAATTTCAGCATCGAATGAATTTGCAACACTTAAGATTCTTGCTGTACAAGTATCTTGTCCGGTCCATGAAAGCGTACGATTCAAGTCACTTACTTCATTTAATCCAATTTCAAATCCACTGTCGTATGAGAATTTTTCAACATAAAAGGCGATTGGATGAGGTCCATCTGCTGTATAAGCATCAACTACCTCATTTAATAAATCCAAACCGCCATCTTCTGCATAAATATTAATACTATGCTCTTTTCTGTCGTTTTCAGCTTCGATGATTGTATAGAACCCATTTTCTCCATTATCATCGTAGACAAGCACATAGTTTCCTGATTCACAATATTGAGCTGTTTTAACTGCATCTTCTTCATCATACAAAATATCGACTGAAAAAGTAGCAACACCAGACTCAACATCTTCTGATTTTAAATCATTTTGAAATTTTAAACCTTTTGGTAGGTTATTTGAACATGTAGCAACGATGTTCATATGTCTATCAGCTAAATAAATAATCATAAGAACACCTCTCTATATTTTAATGTAACCGTAGGTTTAGTAGCCCATGTTGAATGTATAAATTTGATTTGGTTATATCCAGGTTTCAAATAGAAATTATCCCAGTTGTTTGCTAAAGCACCTAATGATGGATCTCTAACACCATTCAAATAAACATTTGCAGTCTCGCATTCAATGGTTAATTTGTTTCCATTTCTAAATTTATTTGGGACATCGCGCCATTTAGTTACATACATCTTTTGAAAATCGATAGCACGAATACAATTATGCGATATCCATTGTTCACTCATGTTTCTTTCGCCCCATTGAGCCATACCAACTTGTATCTTTGTACAAACCATATTTTCTACTTCTGGTACTGTATATTGATAATATGTTCCTTGATAATAGAACTTAATAGTTCCGCCTTCTTTTACAACACAATTATGACCTCTTGCATTATCAAACATATTTAACTGTTGATCTTCGTATGGATAAAATAACATATTTTTAACAACATTATCACCATTGATAAAGAATGATACGTAGGCACCTTCCCCTGCAGCGTCTGTTTTATTGATAGATACTCCGCAAATTACTTTGTTATCATCCGTTAAAAATGATATTTCTTGAATGCCTGTTTGACCTGATATACCGATAGAGAACCATTGATTCATATAGCAGTAGAAATTCTTTGCTCCTCTTTCGCCATTTGAATCTGCTGGAATTGTTAATAATCTGCAAGCTCCTGTCCAAAAATGTCCTGATTGTGCTACCGATGTCATGTACAAACAAGGGTTATAATTACTTCCATTGTAAGTTTGATATATCATTCCGCCACCGGTTCTAATATAAGGTCTATAATAATCGGGAGAGTCGTTTGGTAAATTAGCAAAATCTGACAAATGACATAAGTATTCATTTTGTGTGTAATTTTCTCCATCGACTTCATCAGGATTTCCAAACTGTAGAATTTTCTTTTGATCGTTTACTAAAGCAAGAAAACCATTGTCACCATGCATTACAGCTTCGATTTTTGGATAAGCTTTTCTAGTTCCTTTGTAATCTATTTCAAAAGTATAACCGTTATCTAATGTAGCAGTTACTGTTTTTTCTTTAACGCTATATTTAAATGGATCCGCACAATATATTTCAATCTCACCTATTACGGAGTTTGAACCACCTTCAATTTCATGATTTCCTTGTGTGGTCCCAATAAAAAATTTATCTGGCTCATCATTAAAAATAATTTGTGCTTGCTCAACGGCAAAAATGCTGTTCATTTTATTAAATGCTTTTCTAAACTCACTATTACTTTTAGTAATCAATTGATATTTAACAGTAATAATTCTCGAATCATACCTTCTTGATTTATAATGTGTACCATCTTTACTATTAATTTCAATGTCATTAATTGAAGAAGATGCAAGTTCTCTGCCTTGAACTGAGAGAGTTCGATAACCATCAATCTCATTTTCTAAATAAACGCCATTAAAAGACATTGCTTCAGCAGGCAAATAATTACCTGCTGATATGTTCGAAGTTGTGTCTATAAAATCATATAACATTTAGATATCACCTCTCAATCTTCTTGAATGTTTGTCCATCCTATCAAGTTCTTCTTTAGTGTATTTTGCCATTGCTTTACCAGCTGTTTTACCATCAATTTCAGTTGTAATATTGAAGTTATATTCTGTGTTATCATCGTTACCACCTTCATCATCAATATAGCGATCATTGTATTCTATATAATGATTCAAAGTACCACTAAGTCCATCAGCGAGCGAAAGGTTCATACCTAATGTATTGACATCAAAAACGTAAGATTGTACAGTATCAAACATTTTTTGAGCCTGACTGCCAATTAAAGAAGTATTACCACCAATACCTTTAGCAACACCAGTATCAAGCATTCTACCTACCCATTTACCCCATCGAGAAGGTGAATGAATACCAAAGAACCCTAATACTTTATCTTTGAACGAACCTAAAGCTTTTTTCGCTGCATCCCACAACTGACCAGCAGCATTAGAAATCCCTTTTGCGATTCCTTTGATGATATTAATACCGATTTCTAACCAGTTTGTATCCTTGAAAGTTGAAATAATTTTCTTAGCAATTTTAGCCACACCCGAAATAACATGAGGTATTGCTGAAATCAATCCTGAAACCAACTTCAAGATAATTTGAACACCTGCAGTCATGATTTGAGGGAGATTTGTAATAATTGCGCTTAAAATCGCTCCTATCAATTCAACTGTAGCATCGATTATTTGTGGTAAATTATTGATTAAACCATCAACTAATGTATTGATGATTTCTACTGCACCATTAAGGATTGTAGGAAGATTTTCACTGATTGTATTAATCAGTGTAGTTATAATTTGAATAGCTCCTACAACTAATTGAGGTAGCATTTGAACAATACCGGTAGCAATATTTTGTAGAATTTGAACGCCCATTTGTATCATTGTAGGTAGTTGTGTTTGAATCGCTGTTGTAATATTGGTAATCATAGTTTGAATTCCTACCAATATTAAAGGCATGTTATCTAAAATACCTTGTGTAATTGAAACAATGAATTGTAATCCAATTCCAAGCAATTGAGGTATAGCATTTAATATTGCACCACCTAAAGTACCAACAATTAGCAACGCGCTTTTAACAATTGATTGAGCGTTAGCTGATATTCCCTGAATAATTGAATTCAATATTTGCATACCTGCATTTACAACAAGTGGTAATGTTTTGGCTATTCCGACTGATAAGTGAACAAGTAACTGTGCTCCTGAACTTGCTAACATAGGCATTTGACTGGTAATTCCTTTTACAAAATTACTTATTACTTTTGGCGCTTGAGTAACTACAGTAGCAATCATTTGATCAATTTGACTTCCAAACTGATTATTTACAATTCCTAAACCAGCAACAACCAATCCTAAAATAGCTGCAGGTCCTACTGATTTCATGGCTATGGCAAATACTTTTGACATAGCAGTAGTCATCGATGTTAAAGCTTTAACACCCGCATTAGGAATTTGTTTAAATCCTGCACTTATAGCTTTTCCTAACTTTGGCGATATCTTGTTTGATATATACCCTGATACACTAGAGAGTTTGTTAAAAACTTTCCAAATTTTAGGACCGTCTTTTGAAAATCTTCCTGTCGCACTTTGGAATTTGAAAGACATTTGTGCGATTGAATCACCTACAGCATTTACTTTATCTTTTCCAATAGACATGCTACCACTTATTAAATTTTTAAAATTATCAATACTTGATTTTGTTGAATCAGGCATTAATTTTGAAAATTTACTTTTTACTTCATCTAGCTTATTTGTAATATTATCAAAGCGTGGAAAAATGTTTTCTATGTCATTTGCAAACTTTTGGCTTGTTTTGCTCAATTTTCCAAATGCATCTGATCCAAATTGTCCGTTAAGTGCACCTTTTAAAATTGTTACCTTTTCGGCAAGAACTTGGCTACTAGCCGTCAGTCTTTTAAATTCATTAGTTCCTAATGACAAATTTCCTTTAAGCACTTTACTTACTACAGAAATTTTATTTTTTGTATCAGCTAAACTTTTATTAAATAGCTTTGTTTTAAGTGAAAGAGCATCAAACCCTCCACCTAAAGCTTTTATATAATCAACACTTCCAGTCGCTACTGTCAGTCCAGCTAAAATAGATCCTGTCTGCATAGCTAATCCCTTAAGGTTATCAAAATTTGCAACAGCCTGTACTAAACCTCCGTTAAACTTTTTAGTACCATCATCTAATAATGTGTAGCTTCCGAAAACTTTGTTTATTCCTTTTTTGACATCATCCAACATTTCTTGAATTTTAGGCAACCCTGAATTACTCAACATTGTATCGATAGCTGAAATCGTTCCTTCCATGCCGCTCTTAATAGCAGTTTGGATATTAGCAAACGATGTCTTAATTCCACCACTTGCTTCTAATGCCATTTCAGCAAAACCACCTGTTCTAGTAGAACATTCAATCAGGGCATCATTTAATTGATCAAATGTAATTTGCCCAGATTGTAACGAACTATATAATTCATTAGAAGAACCGCTTGCAATTCCAAGTTGCTTTGCTGTTTCACTTAATGCATAGCCCATTGTTTCTTGTAATGTTCTCCAAGACTGCATATCAACAGTCCCTTTTGAAAGCATCTGTATATACTGTTCCATACCTCTTGATGTATCTGAAACAGAAGCCGAACTAGCCAGAAAAGCATTGTTCAAAGCTAATGTTGTATCAGTAGACTTATCTAAATTACCTGTTAAAACAGTAAGTCTTTGTGACGTTTTGACGACATCATCTAAGGCTGTTGGTAAACCTTGAATTCCTTCTTTCAACTTAACTGTCGATTTATTTGCTTGTTGTGTACTATATCCGAGATTAGTTAATACTTTCGGATATTTTGTTAATGTATCATATCTATCAACTGCACCACTGACTGAGCTTGTCAGCATATTAGCACCTGCAGATAATGCTTTAAAAACCCCTATACCACTAGCAATTTTCATTATTGAACTAGTAGCTCCTTCACTTGCACTCTTAATGCCTGAAAGACTACTGTTAGCCATTTTCATAGTGCTTGTAAAGTTTTGATCAACAGCACTCAGTATTGCTTTTACACTATATGTTTCCAATAATTATCACTTCCTTCCTTGAATTTCTACAGCTTGTCTAAGTCGTTCAATGAGAGAAGTTTCATTATTTTGATTTTCTATACTGCTTTCGATTTTCTTTCGATTAAAGAACTGTTTGAAAGTTCTATATACATATCTACCACTTTTCTTTTGTGCTTTTGCTTGTCTGATAACCCATGCTAAGAGAAATAACTGTTCTGATTCATCAATCTTTTTCTTTTGAGCGCCTTTCATCAAACATCTATAATCTTTGATTGTTAATCTATTGATTTTATCAATATCATTGATGTTTAAATAGCGAAAACAATTTTCGATTATTTCTTCATATGTTACTACATTGCTTGATCCTGTGTTTCTTGCATTTTTTCTTCGTACTCTTTCATCAGCATCTTTGCTTTCTTCTTTGTAGCATTCGACTTTTTTAACTCTTTTAACACATCGTCAAAAAGACCATCAATATCTGTATTTTCATTATCGATATAATTATCAAGCTGTTCTTGAGTGACTCTTGGGTTTTCAGTTCTATTTGCTACAAATAAACAATCAGATAAAGTAACAGTATTTCCTGTTAATAAGTTTGGAATCAATGTTTCCAATCCAATTCCAAATTGAACACCATTTTGTTCAATTGAAGATTTTCCATCTAAATATCTTACAAATCCAATTCCAAATCTAAAATTATATGTTTTGTTTTCAATAGTTAATTCCATAATTTTCTCCTCTCAATCCAAATAAAAAGAACGGATATAAATACCCGTCCTATTCTCCGCTTTCTTTTATTACATCTTTATAGACGTAAGATGCAATTTCTTTTTGCTCATCAGTCAATGTTGCGTATCCATCTGCACCTTGACCGTTAGCTCCATAAGTGATACTTACTTCAACATTATCTTCAGCATTAGAAGAAATTCCTAATTCAGTAATATATCCTTGATAATATTTTGATTTATATTTACCACTATTTGCGCTAGAACCAGGTTCAGCTAAATTTACTTCCCAGCATTCTACAAGTTTGTCATTTAGCATTGCTGATTCTAATTTATCAATCATCTTATCCCCTTTAGGCAATAATGATGTACTTGTGATTTCAATTTCAGCAGCACCAGGTGTACGAACATTCCCATCTTTCGTTTGTGTAGAATCAGCATCTTTAGATGTTGTTCTTTCGTTTTCAGTTACAAAAGCTAAAGCACCTGCATTTTCTGTTTTTGAATCTTCTGCCACTCTAAATAAGTAGACAAGTTTTTTTCCTGAAATCGTTTCAGGACTTTCATCAGCAAATAATTGCAAATCAAATTTATTGATCACTTCTTTTTCCTCCTTTACTAGAAGATTTGAATTCTAACTCTAACACAACATGCATAAGTGGTGTCTTAGTTGTCGTATCTTCCAAAATTCTTTGTTCAATATTTCTAATTTCCCACTTGTAATTGCTCGTGTATTCCAATCTTCTTACAATGTTTTTTATTTTTAATGCCATATTAGAAACAGTTCCTCTTTTTTTAGGCGAGTCATTCCATATGTGAATGGTTTGATACACGTTATTGAAGATGGCTGTTTTATTGCTATAGTCATCAGTTTGTTGACTGTCAGCAAGATAAATAAAAGGATATGTTGTTTTTTCAGGTGGCATAAAGCCATCAAAAACCATATCCCGATATTCTTTTTTTAGCGTTACTAACAAGTAACTGAATAATTCTTGTTGAGGATCCATAACACACCTCATTTCATTAGTTTCTTTAACTCTCTTTTGAAGATCTCTTTTTGAATGTTGAAAGATGGCCGTACAAAAGGTTGGGCCGCCATATATCGTGTCCCATATTCCGGGTAAGATGCATAGCTGGTTGTTGGCTCAACTGTTACAGTCAAATTAGAATCTGTAAATGCACTTCTAATACTTCTTTTAGTTGCACCGGTTGAGTATCCTTTGACAAAGACCGCATTTCTTGTCATTAACGATTGCAAATCCGCACCATTTTTCTTAACAACAGTTCTAGCATCATCAAGAGTTGCATTTTTCTTTAGTTTAGCCTCTAATTCTTTAAACCCTTTAATTTGTATGCTTCTACCCATTTTGCACCTCATGAACGATAAACGACTGTTTATTTCTAAGTTTTCTAGAATAATCCACTCGATAAATCTTATTATCAATTCTAATAGAATCGTAGGACTTATCATAATGGTTTTGAATATGAATCGTTTTGCTTCCTTGCTTGATAGAACCATAAACAATTTGCATTGTTTCAGTCCTTGTATCCATGACAGATGCCATTACACAGGTTTCATCTACTGTATCCTCTCCATAATCTCCGGTAGTAGGATCATACTCACCTTGTGTAACTTTTTGAAAATAAATAGGAGTGTCATATCTCATAAGAATTTGACAACTCCTTTTACTTCGTTCTTTTTATTTTTCCAAGCTTCTATATCATTTAGATACCCCTTGAAATCATTGTCACTGAATGACATGGTTTCTCCTTCAACGGTATGGCTTGAAACGCCTTCAGAACCAATCTTGTTATATCTAACAATTGAAACTTCAGTAACGATATATTCTAATTCAGTTGGTACTTTTTCAACATCCAATAGTGTTTTTAAACGATTAGTAGTAAGACGAATAATCACATCTAATGTCCTGTTAGGTTTTTCTTCAGGAAATCCTAATAACGCAGTTACATCATCAATGATTGCCATAACTATTCACTTTTAGCTTTTTTAGTTGTTTTCTTAGGCGTTTGCTTTTCATCTTCTACTTTATCATTTTCTTCAATGTTTTTTTCTTCATCCTCAATATAAGTGATGAGTGGTGTTTCTAGTTTATTTTTTGATGTTGCTAATTCAATGATACGTTCCCTAGATGGTTCAAAGCCATCTCTAGGGTACACATCACCAGTATCATAAACATGATCATCATCTGTTAAATCAGAAAATCTTTTAATTGCAACATACATTAAGCAGCATCTCCTGGAGTGATTGTTCCTTTGAATACGCCATCAACATATTCAACGAAGAATTTAACACCACACATTAATAATGTTTCAATTGTTGCATTGTCTGTTTTAGAAGTATGAACCATACCTACTAGACCTGTTGTATCGCTTGTTAAACCAAATGTATCAGCAACATCCCCATTGTTTGTTGGGATATAAGCACCCGCAATGTTTTCTTTAGCAGTACCATATACTGTACCTTTTTCTAATTCAGGTGAAACGATGACATCACCTAAACCTAAGAAATTCTTTAAGTATGTGAATCCATAAGCAGTTTGTAAAGTGATTTCTTTTGAACCTAAATATTCAGCAATATCATCTGTAGATACAAAATAAATAGGTGTAACTGTTTCATCTTTATAATGTTTAACTAATTCTCCCCACACTGCAGATAAGGCAGATTGTAAAGTTTTACCAGTAGCAGTACCAGTACCTTCTTTTAATGTAGAATAGAAAGTCTTTTTGATTTGTCCTTGAATGACACCGACCATTTTTTCATCAGTTTGATTGATAGCAATATTACGTCCTGAACGTTGAATTGCTTCGGCAGTAGTTGATTTACGATATTTTTCTAATACTAGGTCAATATCTTTGACTTTCTTTCTAGTTACTTTAGTTAAACCGATTGTTTCACCTTCTCCAACTTGAGGAGCAACTGTGCCAACCTCCATTTTATAGATTTTGATTGTTGTTCCTGAAGACATTGGTGTTAATTCAGTAACCCCTAATAAATCTTGTAATTCATTAATATTTGAACTGATTCTAGAAGTATAATCGATAGAAATACCTGGTTCTAAATCAGTTGTAACTGTTGTATTTGTTGGTGTAGCAAATAATTGTAAATTGAATTGTTTTCTCATATAGTTTTCTCCTTTTTTATCTAAATAATTCAGGATGTTCAGCCATTGCTTTTTGACGTTCAGTTCTATTTTTAATTTTTAGAATATCTTCTTTTGTCAACTCTTTTGAACCATCCTTTAATCGAGGTGTTTTCCCTCTTAATGCTTCAGCTACTGCTTTTTGAACAGCGTCATTGAAGTTTTTAACAAAGTTTTCTACATTTGCCTTTGTTGTCTCAGCATTTTCAGCTACTAGATTTACTAATAATTCATCATTAACAACGATTTTCGAATCGTTTAAGATTCCTCTGGCAACCTTTGTCATTGCTCCAATAGCTTTTTCTTTCTCATAACCGGCGATTTTCTTTTGGAGTTCTTCCATTTCATGTTTTCTTTTTTCTTCTTCGGTCATGTTTTTTAATCGTTCAGCTTCTGCAGCTTTTGCGCTTTTTTCTTTTTGTCTTTTTTCCCATTCAGCAAATTTTCGATTGATGATGTTGTTTACATCTTCGTCAGTGTATTTTTTGTCATCATTTCCACCATCTCCTGATTTGTCTTCAGGATCATCGTTGCCTGGTTCACCATCTCCGCCTTCTTCAGCGAATAACTGTAAATTTAAGTTTCTTTTATGGGATAATAATTTTTCTAATTCTTTTTTCATTTTTATTTCTCCTATCCGTATCTTTTAGAGAGTTACACGCCTGCTCTTTTCCGTAGCTTAAAGTTTCCACGCCTGACTCATCCATATCTTTTAATGTCGTAAATGCTTGGACAAAATAAAAAGCACTCATTGTAGTGCTATTCTTTGATTTCTAATTGTACATAATCAGGGTAAGTATGACTTACCTCTCTACATCCAATTACAAAGCCATTAACTAATGTAATTGCTTTACATGTTGGATGATATATACCTATATATCCTTCTCCTTTTTCTAGAGAAACGTTTATTTTGTTTGATGTCAATTCTTCCAAACTATAGCAAAGCGTTTGTAAGAGTGTGGAAATTGCAGAACATACAATATCTTCACCACATATGTTGTAATTTGCATGACCAACACATTTAACTGCTATATGTTCTTTAGAGATTCCAACTGTAATTTTAATCATATAAATTCCTCTTTTAGAAAATAAAAAAGCAATCATACTCGATTGCCATATTTCTTCTTATTTCGTTCTAATGATTTGGTTTTGGATTTAGGTGGCGGTACGTAACAGTCATATTTTTCATTACGAATACGCCCACAAATCATACACATGTACTGAATTTTCTTAACAATAACATGCCTTTTCTTATCAAAATATTGAACAGTACGATATTCAAATTTTTGATAATGCGGTCTTAACCCTTCAGCCATAGACACCCTCCTTTCTTGAAAAAAGTACAAAAAAAGCAAGTCGTTTAAACTTGCCTTAATTATTTAATAATTGCTCTATAAATAATTTTCCTTCATTAGTCCATTTCAACCAACCGTGAAAATCTTTAGTATATCCTTTGTTTTTATATTTCCTATATAAATACCATCTACCCTTACGAGTATATTGCACACCTGCATTATACAAGAGCCTATTTAAATCTCTAGCACTTGTATTATGTTCCTTAGCAATCTCTTCAATAGAATATAGCCTATTGCCTTCTGGACTGTTACATCCAAGTTTTAATTTTAATTGCTTATTTTCAAATGTTAGCTGTTCATTCAGTTTCACTTCACTAACCAACTGTTCAAGTGCTTCAAGATAATTGTTAGGCAGAACTGGTGCAGTTATTTGTTGCTTAATATGTTTTTCCATTTCTTCAAAACGATTAACATATTTAGCAGTAAAGATTACACCTTTTTCACCTGTTAGTTTGTTTGCTACCATTTCACAACCTTTCTTGGTTAATAGGTAGCATTTTAAAGTACGACCCGTTTTATCTTGGTATTCACTAGGAATAAAGAAATCCACTGAACTCAATTTTGAGTTGAGTAAAATTTTCTCGTAATTACTTACTTTTTTCAACAAATTATCATGGCGCATATCAACCATTTCAGCAACTTCTCTACTGTCGATCGTTTCAATTGCTGATGTGTTCATTAATTGATTATCCATTGTAAGCACATCCTTTCTTTTGTGCTTTTGCACCTTGAACATATCCAAATACAAAGAATTTACAAATTAAGTCAAAATGTCCTTTACTTGCTTTTTCTATTTTTCTAATATCTTCAAAAGTTAGATCATATCTAGTGTTTAACTTTCCTTTTGCGTTTTCAATTGCTTTTAATGCGTTTAATCTTCCCATTGTCTTTTACCTCTTTCTTTAATTGTTTTCCAAGGCAAAATGTAGTACAATAATCTTGCCTCTTTTGGCAATAGTTAGTTGTAATGTTTGGTCACGGAGCAACTAACTATTTTTTTATGCTTTCATAAACCTTTTGAATACCCAATGAAATAATTTCAGTTTTGGTTAAATTCAATTTCTTTTCACATTCATCAAGCATTTCTTTTTCATCTTGAGTAAGTCTAACACCAATTCTTATATTTTTTGGGTTTTCTGTAGGTCGTCCAGTTCTTGGACTCATATAGTCAACTCCTTTCTTTTAACTTTTGTACAAACAAATATTAATATATGTACAAACAAAAGTCAAGAGCTTCTTTACAAAATAAAAACCGACTATTTGTCGGCTTACATCCAAGGTCTATTCCAAAAAGAAGGCCTTATTTTTTTGTCTTGTTCTTCATCAAGAATTGCTACTATGTCTTCCTCTGTATAATAAGGAGCAGCTTTTTTAAAATCTTCAATATGCTTTATAAATTCTTCTTTGCTTCCTATAACTTTAATATGAAATTGGTATTTATCGTAATCAATCATTTATCTTTACCTCCACTATTAAAGTGTATTTATCTTTTTCTTTTTTTACTTCACATATATTGTAGCACACACCTCTTTTAAACAAAACCTCATCTTGATTTTTATAACTTTCTTTTGCTAATGGTTCAATATACAATGCGCCTTTATAACCTTTTGGAATTTTCATAACAAGATTTACATCTCTTAATTTATAATCAAAGTTTTTAAATGATGTAGACAAATATCCTTTCTCTGTTTTCGTAGTACCTTTTAAACTAAACATGTCATTATCAGAAACATTTCTTTTATTTAGTAGAACTTTACTATCTATTTTTCGATATAAAATTAAATCATCTGAAATCTTTCCTTTACTTAGTGCATGATCTAACATTGCTATTTCCTTTTTGAATTTTCTTTCACGTCCAGTATTTAAAGCAAAATTAATTTGCATAGCAAGATTGCCAGTATATCTTGTAAGAATTTCTTTTTCACTTTTAGATAAAGATGCAATTTGTTTTTTTAAATCATTTTTCACACCTGAAACTTTTTTATATTCATCAAACCTCAAACTATGTTTACCATTTGCAACCCCACCAAGCCATTCATCATATAATTTACTATCCATATGAGGTCCTGTTGAACAATGACAGTTAGGATGCATAGGTGGAGCATTTTCTCCAACGTTCATTCTTTTAATTGGAAACACCTTACCGTCCAATGATCTGCACGTATCACACGCATCACCAATCCCACATGTTATATATTCATATTCATCAAATCCATTTGATTCGTATGATTTTTGTTGTGCGGCAATTTGAACTCTAGCAAGTTCAGTCCTCATTAATCGTTGCGCATCACTAATTTTAACATTGAAACGTTTTCGTAATAGTCTGGCTAACTCATTAGGATTTTTTCCTTGGATAAGTCCTGATGCTAGCAAACTCTCAAGATCATGTTTAAGCAAATCTTGATGCATCCAAATTCTATCGCTGAATGTTGCATTGTGAAATGATGCGTTGACAATTGAATGAACTGTATCAGCATTATCTAAAATTGTTGATCCTAAAATTCCTGCCTGTCTTTGAATTTCATCAAGTGTTCTATTTTCAAGAAGCTCATCCATATATTTTTCTAATTCATCATGGCCACTTACTAAAGCTAAACCAATATTTGCTTTTAACAGTTCAAGTCTATTGACTTTCATTGTTAAGTTGTAAAGCTTCATCTCATCATTTGCTTGTTGTGAAAAGTTTTTTTCTTTTACATACTGTTTAGCTTTTCTTGAATAAACTTCCATATCCAAATTAGAAGCTTTCTTTTTTGCTTCGATCATTGTAATTCCTATATCCTTTGCATACTTAGCATAGAAATTATTGATTTCTAACTGAACTTCATCCATCATTCTTTGATAGATTTCTTTAATCTTCTTATCATACTCTTTTTCATCTTTAATATTCTTTAGGCGTTGTTTATCTTCTCTTAAACGCCAATATTCAGCACTATTCATCTATTGATTAAACATCCTTTTATCAACGATAGACTCTGTAGAGTTTTCATCTTCTTGCTTAATTTTTTCTTTTTCTTTTTGAACGTCTTCAACGATTGATAAAGAAGATAATTGAGTATCTTTAGAAACAACTCCTTCTAAATTTTGAGCAATTTGAGTTTCTTCAAGTACATTTGCCGGATAGTTTTGACTGAACTTGTAAGTAATATCAACCCATTTATCTTCGTGAATTGTGTTGATTGGGTTGCTGAAAATAAGTTTATATCTTCTATCCAAAGCACCAGTAAACTTTCTTTCTTTTGTCTTGGCCAAATTAGACATAGAAAGCAACTTATACTTAAGTGCTATTCCTGATGTTGTTCCAAAGTTTTCATCATTGATGTTTGGTGTCATAGACATCTGAAAAATCAATCTTTCAAGACGATTGATAAGATTTTCCTGTGAGCCATCCGCATTTGGTTTTTCAAGGAATCCTACATCAACCGTATTTGATTCTTCATCAAAATTAATGATCCTGTTATTTCTAATATGAATAATTCCGTCTTTATCAACTTTTGCACCAATGATTTTTAGATAAGCATCAGCAAAATAATCAACATCATTTGCCTTTTCACTTATTGCTTTGTTGTAGGCATTGATCATTGACCACGTACTTTCGAAAGCACTCATACGTTCAGCGTTTTCTACATATTCAGTAACTGGAACACCATCAAATCCATGAAGTGAACCTTCACCAATAAAATGCATACCACTTTTATTACTGAATTCATAAACGTAAGAATCATCGCTCAAATAACCATGCATAATACTATTTGAATCGTAGTAATATGTAACGAAAAACCTTGGCTCTGGAACGATTGAATCATCATATACGATAAATCCTTTAGTTGGTTCAATGTACCTAATACCCACCTTTGCGTCTTCATTGATAAAATACATTTCATAACATTTGCCATAGATACTGCAGTTTTTTGAAATCTCTGCATTGTTATCATCCTGATGGTTTCTCTTATCCAATTCATTAATGTAAATAGCAACCTCTTCATCCGTTGATGATACTTTAATTGGGATACCAATAAAAAAACCGTTAAACGTATCAACTATGTATTTAGCAAAGTTTACGATTATACGGTTATCTGGCTTGTATTGTGGTTTATCCTGGTACATCATAATTGGATAAACGCCTTCATATCCATCTTTTAATTTCTTATATCTTGATTTATTCAATTGCTGATGTTTAGCGATATATTTATTCAAATGTTTAATGTCCATTGTTTCATCATCAGAAATATTAAAAATTTCATCTTTTGCAATTACATCTAGTGTCTTCATTAAATACCTCCTTCCAGATCCGTGTTCAATCCTGAACCTTTTAAAATTGTATAGATAAAATACCTGATAGCATCCATTGCATGGTCATTTTGTTTGATAGGTGCATCTTCTCCTCTGGCACTTGCTTTAGGATCCCATGCATAAACAGAAAATTCCTTAATTGTATTCTTACATTTACTAAAAAACTTAATTTTGCATTGATTGAGCATTGTGCTTACCAATCTAATACCATTTGATACATCGTTCTTAGCTTTTTTAACTCTAAACCCTCTTTTCTTTAACTCAGTAATAAATGATGCTGCAGAAGGGTCTACAACAATTTGAAATATTTCTTTTCCATCAAGAAATTCAACCAAATCATCCGCATATTCACTATCAGTTTTTTGAACTTTCCTGTCACGTCCTGAATAGTAGTATTCACTAATGCAGTACCAAATGCCATCAGTTCCTTTATTCCAAAGCAAAAAGACCATGGCGTTTTGAGTACCATAGTCACAACTGACATATCTATAGTTTTTGTTATCAATCAAACAATCACAATCATCAACAATATGCTTTTCTTTATTGAACATATCGTAAATGATACCTTCAGCAACAGTCCAAAGTCCCTTGATATATCTATCATAGAAAACTCCGCTCCATTGACTTTTATATCTTTGTTTGATTCTCTCACTTAAAGAAAGATTGTCATCCATTGTGAAATGTAAATAAATGATGTTCTTTTCTTTTGCTTTATCAATCCAATTAATCTTGAACCAATGAAATGGTCCATCAGGGTTGCAGTTGAACCACCATTTTGAACCTTCAACAGAACAACGAGCAGTTGCTTGGTTCACGAATGATTCAGGCATCAAAGCCACTTCATCAAAGAAACATCCTGCAAGTGTGATACCTTGAATCAAATCTTGAGAGCTTTCATCTTTACCACCAAAGACATAAAAGTAATTGGTTACACCTTTTTTAGTAATTTCAACCATGTTATCAGCTCGATGATCTTTCAGTTTATATCCCCTCGACCAAAGCATCAGTTTTAAAATATTCAAAACATTACGTCTAAAAGAACCGATTGTTTTACCACACATTCCAAAGTTGCATTCAGTAAAATTAGACATTGCCCATATCACGTAAGAAAGAGACATTGAAACTGTCTTTCCTGATCTAATTGAACCATCTGCTATAATTCCATCTTTATCTTTTACTGGTGAATTATCAATCCACCAATTCAAGACTTTACGCTGTTTTTTACTAAAGGGTTTGAATTTGAAAACTGTTCTAATCTTCTTCATCTTCCCAATCCTCTTTTGCACTAGCGTTTAATGCTTCCAAGAAACCATCATTTCCAATATTGTTTTGTTCATTTTTATCTTTCAAGTGTTCATCCAACCATTCAAGTGCTTTTAGTGAATCTGACATTTTCACTGCTTTCCCATCCATCTCGCTTTCATCCAAGAATGCAATTTCAATATATCTTTGGACTATATCATTTGGATCAAGAAGAATCTCCTGATACATTAATTCTTTCAATCGTTGTATCTCTTTTTGTATTTTAGGTTCTTTTCTTAAATCACAAGCTTTTACCATAGCTGTAGAATACTTAGCACCATATGCCAGTTGGTATGCCTTCGTAGCGTTATGATACTTCATAAAGTAAACACAAAAGAGCTGTTGTCTTTCGTTCAGCTCTTCATTTTCAACTATCTCCTTTGCTATCTTTTTAGCGACCTTTTTGGTTGCAACCTTTGGTTTTTTTGGTTGCAACTTTTTATCCTTCCAGTAGCGACTTTTCCATGACTTGACAGCACTAACTGACACACCATATTTAGCAGCTATATCTTTGTATTTCATCCCATCCAAATAATCCTGATATGCTAACTCGTATTTCTCTTTCAAGCCATATCACCACCTCCGTATTTTTTGTAAAATAAAAACCGCATAAATTGCGGTTTATTTTAATCATTCTCATCACTATTTTTATTATTGTTAACAGCCTTACCATAAAGAAAAGCTAAAATCAAAGTCGCAAGACTACCTATTAATACGCTTAATCCAATCACATCTTTGTCGCTCAGTACTAATACAAAACCACCAATTATCCCAGCGAATGCCAAGATGAAACCAAAAATTTGTCCTCTTCCTCTAAACTTAATTTCAAAATCAACTATCTTAGTTTGATTATCTTGCCTATGCATCGACTGTCTCTCAGCCATTTTTAAAATTCTATCCGCTGATCCAGGTAAAATTTTCTCATAATTACCTAAATGACTAGGATGTGGGATAGGTCCTGAATATTCTTCTTTTCTTGCAACAAGCTGTAATACTTTTATTTTTTGAGTTTTAGATAAATCTGATTTATCTAAAATATCATTAACTTCTCTAATATCTGCTATTTCTTGTTTTTCATTATCAATTTCAGTTTCAGTTTCACTATCTAAAACTTCTGATTGATTTTCCTTTAATGCTGTCCCCATAATTTCTCAAACTATCGCTTAAATCCTTTCCAATATTTTTCCAATCTTCACTTACTGCTTCCACATCACTTTCTAAGCTTATTTTCTTTATAACCCTATTTAATTGTAAAGGACTCACATCAAGCAATGAACCCATACCATTTATAAAAGACGAAATAGCAATATATGTTTTTCTATCTTTCATAAAATATCCTCCTTTTATATAAGTAAACTTATACACTTGTATTATATCATATTAAAATAAAAATAATACTTTTTTTATAAATATAAATTCTATGCATATTGCTACTAGATTTCAAATTGAATGTATTCTATTTTACTAAACTAATTTTTTTAATTTCACTTAAAGTACTTTAAAAAGGATTCCAAACTAAAAAGCCCCTGAAACAAGAGCTTTTCAAAGTAATACATCTTTAGAGAAAAAAATCAATCGTGAATGAATCAATACAAAGTGTCGGCATCATGGATACCTCTTTCTTTTTAAATCCACATTACTATAATAACACATATTTTATGTTCATCACATATCATTACATATCATCTTTACTAGATTTCTAATCGTGTTTGAGAATTAACCAAATCTATCTTTAATTTCATGTTGTTATCAGAAGTCCATGTTTTTAGATAGTTAACCGCATTCTCAAAGTCAGTTATCAAACAATCCCTATAGCTTGAAATATTGAAGTATTGCTTAAAATCTCTCCAAATAAAGCTAAAGAGTTGCTTTGAGAGTTCTTTGTATGCAGGAGTATCTTTACCACCTAACAAAGAAATGATTCTACTTTTGCAAATGCTTTGTAATTTTAATTGTTGTCCATGATCTATCGTTAAAGTATTTTCCAAACCATTAACTTTCACTTCCAACTTATCAACTCTTTGAGCTGTTTCTTCTTGAACTTTGACACTTAAAAGTAAAATTTCTCTATCAGTTTTTGGAATTTTTATTTGTTTTTCCATTTCTTCAAAACGATTAACATATTTAGCAGTAAAGATTACACCTTTTTCTCCAGTTAACTTGTTTGCTACCATTTCGCAGCCTTTCTTGGTTAATAGATAGCAATCATACGTTTTATTATTATTTTCAACCTTATAACTGCTTGGAACAAAGAAATCTTGAGAGCGCAATTTTGCGCTTTCTAAAATTTGTTGATAATTTCTTATCTTTTTTAATAAATCTTTATGTTGAATACCAACCATTTCAGCAACTTCTCTACTGTCGATTGTTTCAATTGCTGATGTGTTCATTAATTGATTATCCATTGTAAGCACGACCTTTCTTTTGTGCTTTTACCCCTTGAGCATAACCCAAGACAAAAGAATCTAACATTGCATCAACTTTACTAATATTTTTTTCATAAAGTGTTCTAATATCTTTCATAGTCATATCATAGTTGGGATTAATTTTCCCTCTTGTTTTATCAATTGTTTTTAATGTGTTTAATCTTCCCATTGTTTTTTACCTTCCTTTTCCTCTTTTAATTGAATTTCTAGGCAAACAATGTTAAAATACATTCGCCTAGATGGTGACATTCGTTAGTCCGTCAAAACTATTCACGAATGTCTTTTTTTGTTTGTAAATCTTTTTTGATTAGATTTGTTACATAACTTTTAACAGTTCCATTAGAGTTAATAGCTAGTATTTTCAATTGTTTTGCTAATTCATCATCTAATTCAACAGTCACTCTTTTCATTTTTTTCACCTCCACTAATTCAATTTTGAACTACAACACAATTATATTTGTTCATTTTTGAATTGTCAACATTCAAATTTGAATTATTGTTATTTTTTTTATTCTATTGTAAAATAATAATATGAAAGAGGTGATAATAATGAATGATATTTTTGTAGAAAGGCTTTCTAAAATAATGAAAGAAAGGGGAATAAATCAAAAAGAATTATCTTCACTTACAGGAATTAGTAGATCAGCTATTAGTCAATATCTTTCAGGAAAATTCATTCCAAAGGCAAAATACATTGAAATCATTGCAGAAGTACTAGATGTTGATGAAGAATGGCTTGTTGGCAATACTGAAGAAATGGCATCTTTCAATAACAATAGCCATCGTACTATTCATTTCATACCTTTTAACACTTTGAAAAATACTTCTTCAGACAGTGATTATCAAGAAATAGCCTCTATATTTTATCATCTTCAAAAAGATCAAAAACAAAAATTATATGTTCAATTAATAAATAATCTATTATGTTTTAACACGAAAGGTCTTGAAAAAATATCCGACTATATGAATGACTTATTACAAATAGATGCGTATATTTCTAAAGACTCCCACTCTAATGAGTAGGAGTTTTTTTATATTTCAATCATTTCTAAACCCTTTTCATAGTACCTATAGATTTGAGAATAGCTAAAACTCATATAATCAGGAATTTGAGATAAAGGAATGAACTCTAGGAAACGGTATTCTAACACAAATCTTGCTTTATCATCTTTTACGCCTTTAACACATTCTTCAATACTCTTTAATTCTTTCTCTAATAGCGTTTTTTCTTCGATATAGGAGCATAAAGACTTTTTAGGACTATTTATACTCGGTGTGTACTTTATCGCTTGTATACCCTGTATTTGATTTTTTACAAATTCTAATCTTTCTTTTTTATCCTTGTAAGATTTTAAATACTCTATTTTTTCTTTAGAATTCATTTCTAAACCTCCTGCTTTTATTTTTCTTAACTTTTCTTAATCATTCATCAAAACCTATTCCCAATGTAATCGAACAAGCTCGGTTGATCTTTGCACATTCTCAATGAGCAACGTTTCTTGTTTTGGTTGTAGTATTTACAGGTTGGACATTTCTTACGATCTACTGGCTTTGCAATATCTTCTTTTCTCATTTGGAATCACCTTCATTTACTGGACAGTGTTCCAAATCCCAGTCTGTAGGAATTTTGCTCATACATTTGCATACGGGGTCTAGCTTACAGTTTTTGCATTCATCTTCTCCATGAGAGTAACAGTAATTTTTAAGAACCTGTAATGAGATGTACTCATTGATGTTAGTTGTTTTAATCATTCCAATTCCTCCAATCGAATATATATACCTGGTATTTCCGCCCAGAACTTTTCAATCAGCTCACTGGCCACTCTGGAATCATTCACATAGAACCCCAACTTCTCCATGATGTCTTTCAATGACTTGTTTAGATCATCCGTATCAGGCTTGGTATGTTTGTACTCTCCATCATGATGTTTACCAGCAATTGGAAAGCACCACCTGACAATTAATCTTAAAGGTCCATCAAAAGGCTTATCAGGAATATGCAGTATCAAATGAGCTTTGAGTTTTTCCTTTGCCGTTTTAAGTTCTGGTGGATCATAAAACTTTTTAGTACCCATGTTTACCTTATGCTGTTGAGCAGTTGTAGTAGGTGGAATCATAGGCATAAAAAATTCAATTTTTCTTTTTTTATTTTTCTCCAT